TGATCGATGAAACCCTTTCCCCAGTTTTCTGCTACACAGTATTGATATGTTTTTGCCATAGTTTTCTCCTTTTATTAATCTGTTAATGTTTTTACCACATTTGATGGTTTATTCCACTCTTCTGTTGCTGCTGATTCATTTCCAGCTCCAGGTGCTGATTGACCCCCAGCTACAAAACCAGAAGTTGTTGTTCCACCTCCCGCTACTCCATATGCTCTTGCTGTCGCTAAATCTGCAACTTCAGTCCAACTAGCTCCATTCCACTCTTCTGTAAGTCCAACAAAAGTAGTTGTATAACCTCCAACACATAAAGCGGATGTTGATATTCCTATACTAGCCTGTGTTTCTCTAGCCGTGTTTAAATCGTTAAGTTCAGTCCAATTAGTTCCATTCCATAATTCTGTTTCACTTTTATTAGGAGGCACTGATCCTCCAAAAGCTAAAGCGGCTGTATTAGTAGCCCCACAACCACCTATACCTGTTCTTCCAGTATTTAAATCATTAACTTCAGTCCAGTTGGTTCCATTCCAAATTTCTGTAGCTGATGTTCTTGTACCAGGTGGGTGAAAATAACCACCAAATCCTAAAGCAGCTGTATTAGTACCAGCTCCTCCCAAACCATATCTTCCTGGTGTCCCAGTATTCATGTCATTAACTTCTGTCCAGTTTGTTCCATTAAAAGATTCACAAAGAGCATAATAATTATCAGGACCACTTGTACCCCCTCCAAAAGCTAAAGAAGCTGTTTGTGTTCCAGCTGTAGCAGATCCAACCTCATATCTGCCAGTGTTCATATCATTAACTTCTGTCCAACTACTTCCATCATAAAATTCTGTGTTTCCAACGTAACTGTTTGGAGGCGTTTTTCCTGCAAAAACTATGCCAGCAGTTGTTGTTCCTGCTCCTGCAACACCACTTCTAGCAGTATTTAAATTTCCACCAGAAGACCAAGCACCTAATGGCTGACCTGCACCTATCCATTCTTCTGATGATGCAGTTGGTGATCTTCCATTTCCACCAGAAATTATAGCTGATGTAGATGATCCAGCACCACCAATAAAATTTCCATTATCTGAAAGATCTGTTGTTTCTGTCCAGTTAGTTCCATTCCATAATTCTGTAAGTGCTGAGTTTGATCCAGTAGTTCCAGCAGCTGCTATGGCTGCTGTTTGAGTTCCTAATCCTACAAGTGCGTTTCTTGCAGTATTTAAATTATTTACTTCAGTCCAGTTTGTTCCATTATAAGATTCAGTATTTGCATAACGGGTACCACCATTATTACCACCAAAAGCTAAACCAGAAGTATTACTATCACCCGCACCTCCAAGTGATACTCTTGCTTGATTTAAATCGTTAACTTCAGTCCAGTTGGTTCCATTCCAAGATTCTGTATTTGCAATTTGACTAGGTCCAGTGTCACCACCAAAACCTAAAGCGGAAGTTGTAGTTCCGTTTCCTGAAATATTAGTTCTTCCAGTATTTAAATCATTAACTTCAGTCCAGTTGGTTCCATTCCAAGTTTCTGTATTTGCATAATAAGTATCTGGTGGAACGTCTTTGTAACCACCAAATGCAAGTGCTGCTGTAGAAATTCCTACACCACCTAAATTTGATCTACCTGTATTTAAATCGTTTACTTCACTATATGAAGAACCATTATATAATTCTGTTTGTCCACCAGGTCCATCATTTCCACCAAACATTAAAGCGGCTGTTGAACCAGCACCAGCTCCTGCTAAAGCTGCTCTACCAGTATTTAAACTTCCACCAGTGCTCCATGAACCAGCTGCTGTTACATTTGGATATTGATATTTGAAATCTTTGTTGGTGCTATCGTACCAAAGCTCACCTTTCACGGCACCTGGGTAATTACCAGCGTAGTTGACAACCGCAGTTCCAACTTTCTCCTTATAAGTAGCCATAATTATTTATTCTTTAGCAACCAACCCTGAGTTCCATCTACATAAACCAAAGTATTAGCTGCCCTTTCTACTGAAACTGTTAATGGATCTGTTGATCCTGCAATTTTTTCTGTTCCGTTTTGATCAATGGTAAGTGCATAAGTATCAAACGTTCCTGCGTAATCTATAAAAGAAACTTCATCTCCAATACTTCCTGCAGGTAAATCCATTTCAAATGCTCCACCAGTTGTATTAATAAAATAACCTTCACCAGCTACTGCTGTGAAAGTAGAAGTTTTTACTGCTTGCCATGAAGTTCCACCAGATACTTCAGAAAAAGATAATTGACCAATACCTGTAGTACCTGAACCTGATACAGAAGCTACTTTTAAAAATCTATCTGCTGTAACATTCCCTGTTGGAAATTTAAGTTCATACGACTGATTAGCCGAGTGCGCAGGTGACGTAAGTTTAATTCCGTGTGAATTATTTTCACAGTTAAGTTGAAGTGAACCTGGATTATCATTACCTCTAACTGTTACATGACCAGTACCTTTAGCTAATAAATCTAAATCAACATTAGTTTCACCAGTTGCTGATAATCTTGGTCCATTACCTGTTGCACCATTTGCAATTGTAAATTCATTTACTGCTGAACCTGTAGCTGTAAGTAAAGCTAATTCGTTTCCGTTAGTATCTAAAATAGAAGTACCAATTTTAGGTGATGTTAAAGTTTTGTTTGTTAAAGTTTGAGTACCAGTTTCTGTTACTGTACCTGCTGTAGCTAGTGGTATTTCAATAACTCCAGTGTTAGTTGCAACGCCATCAAGGTATAAAAGTTTATATCCTTTATCAGTTGTTCCAAAAGTAACTGTAGCCCCTGAACCTGATACTGCTTTTAGTTGTACTGTATATGCACCTGATGTGCTGTTTTTAATAAAATAAAAAGTTTCTGTAAGAAGGGGAAATGTTACAACTTTGTTTCCTGTAATTGCTTCTGGTGATACTGCACCAAGGATAATAACTCTGTTTTGAGCAGCACCTGTTAATCCACCATCTTCTATTCCTAAAGCTGTTGTATTAGCTCCTGAACCTGCTGCATTTAAAGTTTGAATCTTAAATCCACCTAGTAATTGTTCTGCAAGGTTTAAATTAGCGTTAGTTTTTGTTCCCCAAGTACCGGCATTTTCGCCAGTAGCCATTAGCTCTACGCCAAGATTAGTAAAAGTTGATGCCATAAATTTTGTTCTCCTAAGCTACGTGTGTTACATCTGTATACGATGTTTCGCCTACAACGTCAACATCGGAATAACTTGCACTATTTGTTTTATTGACAGCACTATAACTTGTATTTCCAATAATATCAATATCTTGATAGCCTAATACAATAACTTCTCCAACTGCTGAAGTAGCTACTTGTCCTAATCCTACTAGACTAGTTATAGATAATTGAGTTGTAGTTAAAGAACCTAAAGCACTTGTAGCCGATAAAGCAGATAAAGTAACTTTAGTATTATTATCTATTGTTAAAGAACCTATAGCGCTTGTAGCTGAAACACCAGTTAACAAATGAATTGGGTTAGATGAAATTGTTATGTCACCAACGTCTGTTTCAGCTAACTGACCTGTTAAACCCGTTACATCTGCAGGCAATATACTTCCTACTGCAGAAGTTGCAGATTGACCAGATAAACCTACAGAATCTTCTGTTCCTAAAAGACCTAACGAAGATACCATACCTTGATTAGGTAATGTAAGTGTGTGATTAGAAAATGAAGTTAAACTACCTATATCAGTTTGAGCTGATAATGCAGGTAGTCCTACAACATCTTTTGCTATAAGAGTTCCAACACTTGATGTTACAGATAAACCTGGTAATGTTTCATTAGCCTCTTCAACAGAACCCCAACCATTTTGTCCCCAAAGTAAAGTACCCCAACCGGGTCTTATTTCTGTAGTTAATGCTCCTAAAGATGTTGATGCTGATAAACTTGGAAGTGTAACAATTGGTGTATCACCCCAAGATTGATAACCCCAAGATTCTCTCCCCCAACCTTGTTCAATTAAAGTAGAATCATTCCAACCAGCTTGTCCCCAACTATAACGGCCATACCCTGAAGTAGCGCCTGTATATGAAAGGTCTCCTAAAGATGAAGTAGAAGAAAGACCCGTTACTGTCAGTGTAACGTCAGCCATTTTTTACCCCTATGCTATCTGAACGATTGCGTTTCCTGCTGTCTGTGCTGGAAATTGAACTGTGAATGTTCCACTTGTTACAGTTTTGTCTGCACCAAAATTAACAACACACACTGATCTGTTTGTTGTAAATCCTGTAACTGCTGTTGAATTATAAATTAAACAACCTCTTGCTGTAAACGTAGCTGAAGTAAAACTAACATCATTAAATTTTACACATGCTGTGTCACTAGATAAAACTGGATCAGCTGATGCTGTTAACGCTGTTCCGCCTGCAGTATAACCACTGTTTGACGCTCCGCCATCAGTTTGACTTTGACTAACTTCAAGTGTGTTAGTTGGAACTGCATTAGCAGATGAAGGTGCTGTATAAACAGTTGTTGTTTTACTTAATGAAGCTGAGTCACTTGAAAATAAAGCTAACTTAAATGCGTTACCTGTTGGTGCACCACTAGCATCGTTAAAGTTGTGACCACCTTGTAAAATTTCTACTTTAAATGAATTACAAATAGCTGATGTTATTGTCATAAAAAATCTCCTAGTTTAGGGTGAAGGTGATTTGACTTGTATTCTAACAGTTCCGTCAGTGTAATCGTCTCGTCTTCTTCTCCCAATCTGCATTCCCGCAAACTGTTGTATTGATGTTTTATACTTATTCTCGTAGAGTGTCAACATCTCCATTGGCCCTTTTAAGAATCCAAATGCTTCTACAAGACATGCATACAATAGTCCTTGTGGGAAGTAATTACTTAAGTATGTATTAGAATTACCATCATCACCTGAACCAAGTCCTACAGGCATTTTGTTGTAATATATTCTAAATTTGTATGCTGCATCCGGTGTAGGGGCTATATATAACCCTCCAGATGTTGTGTCTGTTTTAGTTGTAGCACCACCAAACATAGCGTAGTATTTTGGAAAACCGGTTACATCTTGTGCAGTTAAATCACCCTCTGGTCCCGTCAATCTATCAGTATATTCAGATAGATATGTTTGATCTTTTTTTTCTAACCAAGTACCTGTACCTGTAGTGTTTGCTGTTGAATTAAATACTTCAACACCTCTTATAAACAAAGCACCAGCAGGACTATTAATTGTATTATTATCTGTAGATAGTGTACCTTCTTGTACTAATCTATCTGAGTCCATAGGTAATTCAGTATTAATTCTCTGCTCTGCAGCCATTATAAAACCATCTAAGATAGTTGTTGTAAATACAGAATCATCAACCTCAGTATAATCTTTGATTGCTTGTTTAAGTGTATCGTATGTGTAAATTGAAACTCCTGACATAATTAACCTCTATCATTAACGGGTCCAATTGTACATTGAAAACCGCCCCCTGTTTCTGTGCTTGATGCAGCGTTAGTTAACGTAACATTTATACCATCAAATTGTGTAGTTGTAGATGGTTGACCTGTGCTTGGAACTGATGTTTCATTTAAAGAAACAACTTTATAACAACCAAAAACGTTTGCTAAATTAGAATGAGATCCAGCGATTGTAGATTGAGGAGATGCTCCTCTGTAAGGTGCGCTTGTTCCTCTAGTACAACCTGTTAGTTGATGTGTAGACCTTCCTGTATATTCTATAACTTCATTTTGATATATCCCTACTTTTAAAGGGTCACTTGTGTCACTAGCTGTTAATACTTTTTCTATCATAATAAAACCTGAAGCAGGAAACTGGGATCCATCAGTTAAATTAATTGTAGTAGCAGTATCCGTTATTGCCCCATTTAATGTTGTAGACATTTGTAGTGTTGATATTGCAACACCACCTACCGGAGATTTAACATTTCTAAATCTTGCAAAATCATTTACTTGTAAATTACCGTTTGGAA